AGAACCCGTCACAACTTCGAACCTCCAATATTAAAGTTCACTTTTCTGCCCTGTCAACGCGTTTTACCTCTCACCATGGATACCCTCATCTCTGCTTTCTCTCGAATCACGAATTATTTTCGTGGAAACACCAACCTCGAGTACGTCGGTAACTACCACTACCACCCTCACACGAACGTGCCGAACCCTATTCGCCAGTACAATCACCAATCCGTACTGTTGAAAGCCTTTGAAAAATTCCTCTTCCCTCGTGAAATTGACTTAATTGTCAATCAGCTTCGTCGCTCACTCCCTACAAGAGAAGCAATCGAAATCGATTTCTTCGCTAATGACGTCGAACACCACGATATCCCGTTCGATCACCACGTCGAAAATGGCCTCAACTCTATGTTAGATGCTTTCCGTCCCCCGGTCAAGTGTCGTCCCTGCCATATCCTTGACGTTCAACATCACTACCCATATAAATGGCAAGTGAACTCCGAACCTCCCTTTTCAACGGATGACTATTTCCTTAACAACCGATCTACCTTCGCACACTTCTATGACGAAGAGACTCAGCAATTCACTAAGTTCATCGATCCAATCGATGCCAACCGCCGATACCTTTGGCGACTTGAACAAGGACGTGACTTCTTAAACGATGTCGTTCCTGCCAAGTTTGGCTTCATGAAAGACACTGTCTTCAACTGGACTCGCAGATGGCACCACACTATTAAAAGTGGTTTTTCTGACACCGCTGGTCTTACTTCTTCTTCCTACCTACGCGATAGGTTTATCTTCCCAATGTTGTTGCATACCAAGACCGCTATCGTAAAGAAAGACGATCCTGACAAAATGCGCACAATTTGGGGCTGCAGTAAACCCTGGGTCATCGCCGAAACGATGCTCTACTGGGAATACATCGCATGGATCAAACTCAATCCCGGCATCACACCGATGCTCTGGGGCTTCGAAACCTTCACAGGTGGATGGCTCCGATTGAACCACGCACTATTCTGCTCCCTAATGAAACAATCCTTTCTTACCCTAGACTGGAAACGTTTCGATAAACGTGCATATTTTAGTCTTATTCACCGAATTCTATTCGGCGTTCGCTCATTCCTCGACTTCGACAACGGTTACGTACCAAACAAAGACTACCCTTCTTCTGAAGGCTGGAACCAAGACAAGGCTTCTAAACTCGACCGACTCTGGCTCTGGACACTTGAAAATTTGTTCAAAGCTCCAATCGTTCTACCAAACGGTAGAATGTACAGACGCCGCTTCGCCGGAATTCCTTCTGGTCTATTCACCACCCAGCTTCTAGATTCCTGGTACAACTACACAATGCTTGCAACAATACTCTCAGCACTAGGACTCGATCCTCGCTCATGCATCCTCAAGGTGCAAGGAGACGACTCAATCGTACGCCTAAGCGTTCTCATCCCCCCCTCCGAACACGATGCTTTTTTGCTCAAGATGCAAGAACTTGCACACTACTACTTCCGTGCAGTGATCTCCCTCGAAAAGAGCGAGATCCGCAACCAACTTAATGGCTGCGAAGTTCTTTCGTATCGCCATTCCTTTGGAATGCCATTCAGAGACGAGATCGTCATGCTAGCGCAGTTTTTCCACACGAAAGCTCGAAACCCAACCCCAGCCATTACAATGGCTCAGGCAATTGGATTCGCTTTTGCTTCGTGCGGTAACAACCACCGTGTCCTGAATGTCCTTCGCGACATTTATGACCATTACAAAGCGCAAGGCTACTCTCCTAACCGAGCCGGCCTCTCTCTAACCTTTGGCACCTCGCCAGATTTAGTATTGCCACACTACG